TACGCACATGAAATTTTTCCCAGCATTACGTCGCTTCTGACGTAGTGTGCTACTGTAAGCATGTTGTTTGAAGCCCAACCATGGCTCACGCTCAACTAATCAGCTACAGCTACAGCAGAGGATCCGACATCCTGCATGTCGAAGCCATCGTTGACGATGCGGTTCAGGTCTTACCCGCAACTCAATTGGATCCGCCTGAGTTTGATTCTGCTCATTGCGAAGCAGTCATTCTCTGGGACGAACCACTAGACCATACAAACGCACCAAGCCGCGAACAGGTGGAACGCATGTTGCCCTGGATTACTGACTGGTGCGCTATTCCGCCAATCACTTTTGACGATGACTGATCCTGTCAACTCCCCAGCACATTACCAAAGCTCTAATGGGGTGGAGTGTATTGAAGCGATCAAGGCCGCAATGACAACCGAAGAGTTTTTTGGTTATCTGCGCGGCAACTGCATCAAATATATGTGGAGGTATCGCCAAAAAAATGGCATTGAAGACCTCCGCAAAGCCAAGTGGTACATGTGCCGCTTGATTTCAGAATTTGAACTTGACCCCTATGACGATCCTCTTGCATGAATTGCCCAGACTGCAACCGATCACCGCAAAAAGGTGATCGATGGGTTACTCAAACTAAACCCCGTTTTGAAAGCAGCATTGTGCGGGGCCGCAAATGCCCTGCCTGTGGTTACAAATGGTTTACAGCTGAAGTCCCAATTGTTTGCGACCTTGACTCCACTGATAGGGTTGCAGAGCTAGAGGTAGTAATTAAAAACCTCTTGCAAACCTCTTACGAAACTTTTCTTCTTTAATTATGTCTACACACCCATTTGACACCAGCACCTTTGCAAGCGTAAAACTCAAGAACGTTCCAAGCTACCTACAAAGCCAGGCCGCAGACCACAACCTTCGAGTTGCGGCGTGGTTTGATAACTACGCTGTAAACGCTGCTCAGTTTGATGCTGCTATGGCTGATCAAGACAAGCGCTGGAAAATGCGCACCGCGGAAGGTTGGGAAGCTGACGAAGGTGGCTGGTACACACCTACCGGCATCAGCGAACACGACTGGGAACACGACTACGGAAACCCTTTTCCTGAGGAACCTGTCTGGGAAAATTACAAGGCGTTAAAGCGTTGCACTGCTGGTTGGCGTATTGATGACACCGGCTGGTACAGTCCTGACGGCCAGCACGAGTCCGAATGGACAGGCCCACTTCCTGAATACACACTTCTTTGAAGACCACCCATGTCTGACTACAACTTGTTTTTCGGTGTCGAGCACCTGCACAGGATCTCGACATCAATTTCTATCGCCTTCGATACTGAAACGCTCCAGCTACAGCCTGAAATAGGCAAACTTCGACTGATCCAGCTCGGCTGCGAAGTCAGTAAAACCATCGTCATCATTGACTGTTTTGAGTTAGATGCAGAAGGCTGGGAAAAGCTCCGCCTGTTCTTTACTAATGGTGAGCGTTACTGGTTAGCTCACAACGCGGTGTTTGACCTTGGCTGGCTTCAAGAACATGGCATCTATGTGCGTGGCCGAATTGGCTGCACAATGCTTGCTAGTAAGCTCCACCACAATGGAACGCCTAACCTAAGACACGGACTAGCCCATGTGGCCAAGCGTGTCCTCAAAATTGAACTCGACAAGGAGCAGCAGCGGTCTGATTGGAGCGTTCCAGTCTTAAGTCGAGACCAGTTGGTCTACGCCGCTAAAGATGTTGAGGTGCTGCTGCAGCTGGACTACCCACTTACAGCAGCATTACAAAATGCGAGGCTTTCTGAAGCTTACACATTAGAGTGCAGAGCACTTCCCGCTATGGCCCAGATGTGGCGTACCGGGCTTCCTTGGAACCGTTCCAGTCTTGAGCAGCTTTGTAATGACTACCAGCACGACATTCATGCGCTCGGTAGAGACTTTTTACGGGAACTTGATAATGCGCTTCCTGAAGAACACAAGCTTCCAAGAGAAACAGCAAATACTCAAAGACTTTCAAAGCTTCGAGACCTTGTCACGCAAATGGGGCACGAAGACTCAGACTACGAAAAGTGGTATGCAGAAATTGAACAGATTGAAACGGCGCCGCAAACGTTTAACCTCAGGCCAAAAGCTACGGGTGATGCTCGCCGTGGGACCAAGCTACAAGCAGGTTTCAACTTAAGCAGCCCTAAGCAATTGTTGGAAAAGTTCACAGCACTTCTGGGGACAGTGCCAAAGGACAATAAAACGGGTAAGCCTAGTGCTAGTAGGGCAGCACTTCAGGATTACGCTGCGGATCACCATGTCATACAAACCTATTTGGCGTGGAAGAAAAGTGAAAAGCGTCGTCAAATGGCTGAAGGGATCCTTGAAAAGATGGCCCCGGACGGCTTTGTACGTGCCAGCTACCTCCAGCTTGGTGCGGAGTCAGGCCGTATGTCCTGCATTAAACCCAACAACCAGCAGATTCCCCGTGATACGGAGTTTCGGCAATGTGTTGAGGCTCCTGATGGTTGGCTGCTTGTTGATGCGGATTTTGGGCAGATGGAACTTCGACTCGCTGCAGCAGTGGCGCAGGATGAAAAGATGACCAAGGCGTTCCAGGATGGCGAAGACCTTCATACGGTTACCGCTGAGGCAATCGGCTGCACTCGCCAGATAGCAAAAAGCGCCAATTTTGGTTTGCTGTATGGGTCAGGCGCTAAAGGCTTGCGGAATTACGCTGCTAGCTCTGGTGTCACTATGACGGTGAAGGCCGCTGCAACAATTCGTAACCAGTGGCTAGACACTTATGCGGGTGTGAAGCAGTGGCAAAACCAGAATGCCGCAGACGCATCAAAGACAGCAAGTAATCGGTGGGCCGAAATTCGTATTCCAGGCTCTGATATGCGGCGTTTTCTGCCAGGTGACATGAACCGTCTGACAGTAAGGTGCAACACCCCAATCCAGGGGGCTGGTGCAGCCATCCTTAAATGCGCTCTAGGAAACCTGTGGCCAAAGGTTCTAGAAGCTGGTGAACAGGAAGTAAAAATCGCGGCCTGCATCCACGATGAAATCCTCTTATTAGTTCGTGAAGATAAGGCACAGCATTGGGCGCTCCAGCTAAAACAAGTAATGGAGAACGCCGAAGCTAAGTGGTTGGGAGATATTCCGCCGTTGGCTGAACCTTCTGTAGGGAAGCGTTGGTCTGAAATCCACTAGGAAGCAAAGTAGTATGGTCAGCATCTATCGAACGCTTAACGGATGGTCCTTCCATACCCCTCAGGAAACGGGTTCCTACCGTAGTCTTGCGGAAGTGATGGATGCTGCCTATGCCACCAGAAACAGGGCGGCAGATAGTTATGAAGTTTTTGCAGTACGAAATAGCGCGTGCCAATACTGCAGATTTGCTCCGCGCAGCCAATTTCCTTGAAGGTGCTAGGGAAATAAGGCGGGGGTGTCGTAAGCAGCGTACAAAAGCTCGCAAGGATCAGCAGACTGGATGGCGTAAGCATGTGGATCAAGCGCTTCTTTGGTAGCACAATGCTAGACTAAAATCCACTGGGCTACTACTTGATGGCAATTCGGCATGGAAATAAAACATATATGCAAATACTTCTTGATCCCCATAGGGCAAGATTGTTGTTTGATCTAGCTGAAAAGGCTAGCACACGTCCCACCGCTTGGATTCGTGCTGCGGTCTATAAAGCATTGGAACGGGAGTACCCTTCTGCGGTCTATAACGAAGCAGCTGCTAAGGATGAAGCGGCTTGGCGTGCTTCTGTGCGTAAGCGCGTTGAAGGCCGTATTAAGTCACGTAAAGCTCCTGAAGGTAGCGAGTAAAAGGGTTTGTACTGTGCTACTCTTCCTGGGCCTGATACTTACCGGCCAATGACTCGCTACGCACTTAAAACGACAGATGGGGCTCAAGTTTTGTACCTTGCGGCTTACTATGCAAACTTGCCTAAAAACAACGGTATCCGCTTGACGTACAAAGCAGAGGACGCTTGCTCCTATGTGACTATTGAAAAAGCTTGTCAAGTGGCACGTATGCTCGAAGACAGTATGGGCTATGTACCAAGCATTGTGGAAGTGTCTTACTGATGGATGGCTTTAGTGAATACCTGAAGGACATTGTCCGGTATCCGCTCTTGAACAAAGAGCAGGAAATTTTGTTGGCGCGGCAGGTGCAAGTTTGGGTTACATCTGAAAATCCCACCGAAAGGCAAATTAAGACAGGCAAACGGGCCTACCAAAAACTCATCAACTGCAACCTAAGGCTTGTCGTATCTATTGCAAAACGTTACACATTACGTTCCAGGCGCACAGAAATGTTCGACATTGTGCAGGAAGGAAATATCGGACTTGCACACGGCATTAAAAAGTTCGACCCAGAACGCGGTTACGCCTTGTCTACATACGTTTATTGGTGGATCAGGCAGTCAATTACTCGCTATCTGAGCTACCACGACCGGATGATTCGCATTCCGTCCCATGCCGGGGAAATATTGGCAAAGCTGCGCCAGTGGGCACCTCAGTTTGAACTGGCGCATGGCAGGCCGCCCACCTTAGAGGAAAGCGCGGAATACTGTGCTACACCCCCTAAACGGTTGCGGGAGTACCTGGAACGTAGTGAGGACTGTCTTAGCTTGGACAAAGTTGCGCGTGGGCAGGATTCTG